AACGTCTACGTCACGGAACTCTCCGGGTGCGATTGGTGTGTCGTCGCCTTTGATTCGCAGGCCCCGTGTTTTAAGTCCGCCGGGCAAGTTAGCAAGCGTTCCTGCATCGACAAGCTGGCGCATGAGGGACGTAGCGGATTTAGCAAAGCCTCCGATAAGGTGGAAAAGCCCGAAGCCGTAAGCTCCAAAACCCGGGATATATTGGTAGTGCACAAAGTGCTGACGCTTGAGTTTAAGTGGGTCATCTTCGTTCCAATTACGACGAATAGCCAACACATCGTTGGAGCCTTTAATCAACGTGACAACGTACGGCAACATGATGCCGGTAGGTTCACCATCATCTTCATCTTCAAAACCTTTGAGGTCTAGGTCAACGTGGCACTCATACAGTGTGTAACGCTCATCATTCAGGTCACTGAAACCTGTCTCTTTGTCTTTGGCTTTCTGAATATCACTGATAGATTTATCAGGTTCAGACAACTCAATATCACGGTAGAACCCAGCTTGTTGTAGCTTGAGAATCTCATTCTTTGTCTTACGCATCACGTGTGTAATGCGGTAGCACGTATCCATTTCTGTTGTGCCATACGGCAAGATGATGTCTTCGGCTGGAATAAAGATCGATACCTGACGTCCCAAATTGGGATCATAGTAGACCTTCTTAAACGCTGAGCCTGTGGCTGGCAGTGACCACAACATGCGCTCATGCTCTGGGCGGAACTCAACCATCTTCTCTGTCAACTGATAGTTCATATCATCTTGGACACGGGCGGCAGCTTCCTTCTTCTCAGGTGTCTCCTTACCAATGATCTTGGTACGCACTGGCCCTTGCGCGGGGAACGTCTCAGTAATTGTCTCAGCTTGGAAGCGAACAACGGCTTCTGTAATCATGGGGTGAAACACACCTGACGCACCATTCCAAGGTTCTGTGCGCTCTTCCATCTGCAAGCCCAGAAGTTTCAAACCTTCTGTGTAGGCTTTCTCCCAATCCTTGCGTGAGGCTTTGTCGTTGTCAATGTCAGAACACAACTCACTTGCCATAGATTGCAGTGCGCTATCAGCTACTTCATCGGCCAAGTTATCAGAAAAGGTATCATCATCTCCCTCACCGATGCTGATCTCCATGTCACCTATTGAAATGTTGACTTCTTCAGGGTCAACAATCTCAATCTCAATCGCCTCTTCGTCTTGCGCTAACGCGTCAATCCCTGCGGGTTGTTGGTACAGTGCTTTGTCGATGTTGGTAGCCATATCAGAATTTCTTTCTCAAAGTTGCACGGTTAGTGCTGGGGTCGTATTTGTATGCCGTTGGTTTGTTGCCGCTGCGTTTGCTTTCACGGTCAATGGCGCGTTCTTTGGCAGTCATAGCATCTCGCACTTTACCGGCTTCTGTCAAATTGCCTTGTGCGTCCACATGCCCACGCTTCTGGAGGATGGCCATCGCTGATTCTTTGGAGCCAACCTGTGCCGCCAAGCGGTCAACCAATTGGTTCTTGCCCATAAACTTTTGTGTTGCCATATTAGTAATACGCCGCCTTACGGGGCATAGATAAAATGTCATCCTTCTCGTCGCTGTCCAAGCTGATGAACCCACCATTCCTGAACCGAGCTAACGCCATACTTGTGCAGTCAACCATGTCATCGTGATCTGACGCGGGGAACGCAGCCACCTGCTCTACGACTTCCTCTGCCCAGCGCCTACCCGCAGGATACCAGACCATGCCCGATCTGAAAATATCCGACACTGCGTTCAGTCGTGCAACTTTATCACCTGTGCCCCTGTGTGGGGTGAACTCTTGAACAGGAATCCCCATGCGCCTGAACTCTTGGAACAGGGGTGTACCGCTAGACTTCTTCTCCACGATAAACGCATCTGGCTCCCAATCTCTGTATTCTTCCAGTGCCAAGTCTTTGAGTTCAGCAAACTCCACCCGTTTGTTGATGGCGTTCATTAGGATGATGTGGGGCTTCTCCCCTGTGAGTTTGTGGGTGAACACACCCCATGTGAGCAGTGCTGTAAAGTCAGCGCGGTTGTTCTTCTCTGCCGCCGCGTCAAGTGTCATGATGACAAACTCAAGCTCTGGGGGGTCTTCCTCTTCCCACCGCATCCACCACTCGCGTTTGATGATCGCACCTTCTTCGCTGGTGGGTTGTTGCTGATACTGAGCGTTCCACTGGAACGAGGGCATCGACGCTTTGGTTCTATGCAGGGCTTCAAGGTCAAAGAACTCAGGCCACAGCGCCCTCTCCTCTGGCGTGTTCTCGTGAAAGATGGCTGGAAACTCAAAGAACTCATACTTATCAGACTCTTCGTTGCGAGCCATGTCCTTGGCCATCATGCCAATCAGATCGTTGGGATGCCAGCGTGTATGCACAATCGCCATCCGGCCACCCGGCATCAGACGTGTTCGAGCACCAAAAGTAAACCATTCGTACGCCTTTTGGAACACCTCAAAGTTGCCGTTCAAGATGTCCTGCTCAGAGAACGGATCGTCAACAATCAAAAAGTCAGCGCCACGACCTGCAAGGGCTGAGCCAACACCGCAGGCAAAGTACTCACCACCAGAGTTGGTGTTCCACCGACCGGCAGACTTGCTATCCGCCGCCAGCGTCACCGTTGGGAATATTTCTTTGTACATATCTTGGTCAACCAAGTTACGCACCTTGCGTCCAAAGTCAACGGCTAAGTCTGTGGTGTGCGACACCATCAGTACCTTCTTATCAGGGAAATTACCTAGGAACCATGCAGGGAAGTAAACCGATACCAAAAAAGATTTGCCGTGGCGTGGTGGAATAGAGACAGCAATACGATCCTTGCGGTTGAACGCCATGTCTTCTAATAGAGATGCCAACCTTTTGTGGTGCCTGCCGATCTTGTAGTCGGGGTTCATCTTCAAGCAAAACTCTAGCAGGCTATTGCGTGCAACCTTGGCCGCTTCCCGCTTAGTTAATTCTTCCAGCGTGGCATCGAACGATTCTAAATCCGCAGGGTCAAGTTTTGCCAAATCTACGTTTTGTAGATCCTCGATGGTGAATTCGGAAAAATCAATCATCAGTATTAGTGCGTACTAACGTGGGTGTGCCCAGCACTTCCGCCTTGCTCTCTTGCAAGGTTTTGGGTTTGACCACCACATCCACAATCTGTTCTGTCTTGCTACGCAGTTCCAGCAGTTTGGAAATCCTGCCTTTGATCGAAGCCTCAAGCTCAAGCGTGGTTTTGTGCTTCACGGTAATTTCACTGCGTTCGATAAACAACCCAACGTCACCCACCTTGCCTAGCAACTCAAGTGCACGGATGCGAATCTTGGGGTCGGGGTGAGTTGTCTCTTCGATCAACTTATTGGTCACATACGTTCTGATTTGCACAGCCGAGTTCACCACCACCTGATCGTACTCGCTCAGTATGGATTTGAGATGCAACACCGATGCCGTGGTTGTAACTGCGTTGGTCTGGGGTGTTACTACATTTGTAGCTTCTGCGCTACTAACTGATTCATGGAAAGCCGAGCGTGCCCGCACCTTATCTTCTTCTGACGGTTCATCGGGTGCACCAAACGCTTGCAGGAACTCAGCCGTCTTAAACAGGGCATCCACCTTGGTGTGCAGAGACACCACATCCTCCCGCTTGCTTGGGATTGGCACCGTCAACTCTGGGATACAGGTCAGCATGGCCCGAAATATAACACACAAACGGCAGGGCGTGTCAAGACACTATCACTAGGGGCATGTTCTGGAACATGATTTCAAGGATTTTTTGCTATAAAAATTTTTAGCATGTCGTTTTATTTTGATGGGGGGTGGGTTTGCTGTGGCGATTTGAGAAAAATTGGACAGCGTTTGAGTAGACCACACTGTAGATGCGGCTACGGAGTCCCGACGCTACAAGGCTTGGTGGGGGGTGGGTGGGGTCGCGCCCGTGGGAACTGGTGGGCGCCAGAGGGAGAGGGTAGGGATTTTTTCCTACCCGTAGGAAACGTGACAAGACAAGACAAGACAGCATTAAATCGGTTATACTGTAGTCACTGTCAAGCAATAATCCTATTGCCACAGTATTTTTAGGAAACTCTAAAATGACAAAATCAACTTCAACTGTTAAACCCTTGACTATCCTTGAGCGTGCAAAGGCTATCGGTCAAGATATCGTCAACTTGCAAATTTCTGCAGTGAACACGTTTTCACTGACTGAAACCCTCCAAACTAAGGCCACTGAATTACGCACCGAGGGCGTGAAATTCGGCAAGTCAGTAAAAACGTGCACATGGCGTCAAGGGATTGCCGATTCAATCACTGGATTGTGCACCGAGAAAACCGCCCAAAAAACGTGCATGAATTATGTGACGTCATTCGTCAAGGCCGTGAATGAGGGCACGCCATTTTCATTGTCCGATTCTAAGGGCAAGGCTAAGGGCAAGGGCAAGGGCAAAACAAAAACCGAAGCAATAGACGTAGTCATTGCCAAACTGTTTTCACATGGCGAATTCGCAACATGGTGCGAGAAAATCCAAACGTCATTTGTGGAAAAATATGAGAATGACGAAAAGCCTACAGTCAAGGCCGTGATTCAAGATTACCTAGAATCAGAGGGTTATGAAATAACTGAATAATTCCTACACGTAGGAAAAACCCAACCCGCTTCGGCGGGTTTTTTGTTGCCCACTTCGTGTGGGCTTTTTTGCGTCTGGCTGGTCGAGGGTTTGCCCCTCGCATCTTTTGGGAGAACTGGTGGGGGAAGCAGCTATGCAACTATGCAAATGTGGCCATGCAACTACGCAAATGTGGCCATGCAACTACGCAAAAATGCAGCTATGCAACCATGTTCCAAATGTTCTGGCTTTTTAGCACGTAACTGGAACGTTCTAAATTTCTATCGGAACACCCATCTAATCACGTCTTGTCATTTCTTAGCAATGTTCCAAAGCAAAAAGCACCTTTAATAATAATAAAATAATATATTTATATATATAAGAGAGTGTTGTTCTGGTTTTTACAAAGTCAGTCTGGGAAATTTTCTTTTTTAGTTTTTGGGGGAAGTTGTGGGCGACCCTCTGGGATCAAGCCTTGACTTTTTTCCTACCTGTAGGATTTTTTCTCTGGGGCTTTTGGCGCATATGGTCGCTGGAACTCACTGAATTTCTGCCCACATTTTAAGCACATCCTCTTTGCAAACTGTACGTTCCAATACATCACAACATTATTTCCCTTGCGTTCTGCGTTCCGTTCCAATATAATCTATGTCTCCAGTACACACTGAATTTTAAGGAACTTTGGAAC